CGTCTCCACGCCCGACGTCGAACTGTGGGCGAACTACGGTGCCTACGATCATGTCTGCTTGGCCCAACTCTGGGGCGCGATGATCGGCCTGCCCCGTGGCGTCCCCATGTGGACCAACGATCTACAGCAGGAACGCGAGAGACTCGGCCTCTCTGAGGACGACCTGCCGACTCAGGATGGCGGCCACCACAACGCCCTTGCTGACGCCCGGCACAACCGACTCGTTCACGAGTTCCTGGCCGTGGAGCGTCGCCGGGCGGAGATGGACCGATGATGCGCATCCAGGTCCTTCCTCTCCCGTCCGTCGTGGTCGGAGACGACGTCCAGGAGCCGTTCGCGCTCATCGTGGACCAGCACAACTCAGACATGGACGAGACGACCGCCGACGCCTGGCGGACGTTCAAGGAGAGCGCGGGCGCCCGCGCCCTGCTGATCACACCGGACACGGTCGAGGTCGTAGGCCGGTACGCAGAGGCCGCGCCACAGCAGGCCGAACAAGCGCCTACAGCATCCAGACGGGGCGATCACGACCCGGACAAGGCACTTCTCTACGAGAGCATCCGCGACGAACTCATCGTCTACATCGACAGGGGCATCTACCCGGTAGGGGCGCTCCTGCCATCCATCCGGGACATATCCGGGCGATGGGGAGTGAGCACGACCACAGCACGCCGCGTTCTAGCGGAGCTGGTGACCGCAGGCTACGCACGACCGGACGGCACACGCGGACACGTCGTGACGGCCTCCGCCTCCGCCGCTCTCTCGGCGTCGGTCCCGATCGTCCTCCGCGATCGCAACGGCAACGCGATGAACATGCGGGTGACCTGCTCGTGCGGCAACGAGATGACCACCGACTGGTCCGCCTACGACTATGCGCCCGGCGAACGCACCCAAGAGCGTACCCAGATCGTCTGCAAGGGCTGCGGCAACCGCCTGACCGTCGCGATCCCTCTCGGGGCGACCCAAGGTAAGCCAGTCGACGCGCTGGACCAACCATGCTTCAGGCTGTCCGGGGACGAAGACGGCGGCGTCAGCCTCCACTGCCGCGACCACTTCGACGGCGGATGGCCCTTGGCCTACTACGGCGCCAACTCGCCCTACCCCGCAACCGAGGTGCCCGCTGTCACTACGATCGGGCAACTTCAGGACGAAGCGGCCAGGCACCTCGCTTCGCACCACGGACTCGGGCGGGGCTGAGAGCGATGAGGCGAGTTCTCGGAGTGGTTCTGATCGCCCTCCCCGGCGTCACCCTCCTGGCATCCATGGCCATCAACAGAGGCGTGGGATACGCCATCACAGCGCTCGCCGTGGCGGGACTGTCGCTCGCCTGCGTTCTCGGCGGCCTGCACCTGCTGGCACCCAAGAAGAAGTCCCGATAGGCGGGGAAGTTGGCGTGGCCTGTCTCCCTCTCACCCACCACTGGGTCACCGTCGAGACGATCGGCAACGTCGTCCACCAACGCTGCTCCAAATGCGGCAACACCCGCGTCCGCGTCAAATAGCCCACACCAGGGGGTGCTTCCATGGCAGCCCCTTCCTGGCGCACCACGCCCAAACCGCAAGGGTGGGGGGCTATCAGGAAACGCATCCTGAAGCGGGACAACTACGAGTGCCAAATGACCACCCCCCTGGGGGTGTGCAGGGCCTGGGCTAACGAGGTGGACCACATCATCCCCGCGTCACAGGGGGGCTCCGACGCTCCGGAGAACCTGCGCGCCCTGTGCTACACGCACCACAAGGAGAAGAGCTCCAGCGAAGGCGGCAGGGCAGCGCAGGCGAAACGCATCCCCCGTAAGCGGAAACAAGAGCCGCACCCGGGACTGATCCAGTAACGCTGCGTCACATGGGTCAGGGCATCCGTGCAGGTCAATCATGCGCGCACAGTAATCACCGCAGGACAGGAGAAGCCATGTCCGCCATCACTCTCCTCGCCGCACTCGCCTTCCTCGCCTCCACCATCTGGTCCGCCATCCAGAGAGCATGGCCGCTCGCACTCCTCGGGCTCGGCGCGTTCCTCCTCACGGTCGAAGCAAGCGGACTCCTCGCCTCGTGAGGCTGCACATCGACGATCTCGTAGAGCACGTCACCGCCAGCGACAGCTTGCACGGACCGAGCGATGTTCCCGTAGAACATGAGGACCACGTCATCGGAAGGCTCAGTGTCCACTGCGGCTTGGACGGACGCGAGCAGTCCGAGTAGAAGACGCGACACGCGACACCACACAACACGGGGACGCGGGACCACGCGCGCACGGTATCGACGGTGACGGCAAGGCTTAGCGACAAGCAAGCCCGAATGTCCAAATCATCACCACTTGTTCCCAAGGGTGGGGTATGCCCCCGCTTGTCTTTTTCTTTCTCGCCCGGTACGGCATAGCCTGTCGCGGGGCGCGTAACTCTGGGGAACCGTTGATCTTGCTTTGGTGGCGGAGCGTAGGAGGTGGGCCGGGATGGCTGGACGGGGGTTCGCGCCGAAGGAGACGCGCTCACGAGCCCGTGACGCTAAAAGGCGCGACGAGGAGATGAGTACGGTCGAATCGGACGGTGAGCTCCGTGGACCTGCGCTCCCGGAAGGCGTGCTGGAAGACGAGTCGTGGCACCCGCGCACGGTGCAGTGGTGGGAGACGTGGCGACGCTCTGCTCAGGCGCAGACTTTCACGGCGACGGACTGGGACTTCCTCCTTGATACCGCGCTGATGCACCACACGATGTGGGCGAAGAAGCGTTGGGAGTTCGCGGCGGAGCTCCGGCTGCGTGCCGCGAAGTTCGGGGCCACACCGGAGGATCGGATGCGGCTCAAGCTGAAGGTCGAGACTCCCGGCGATGCAAAGCCTCCAGAGAAGGAGACGCCGAAGGACGTGTCTTCGCGGCGCAAGTCACTCCGCATCGTGGGGTGAGAGATGCCGTGGAGGGGGCCCGAGTTTGAAGGGGAATTCCCCTCGCTCGGCCAGCTGGTGGTGGACCAGATCGAGGAGTACCTGTGCCACGGCCCTGGCGACGTGGTGGGCGAACCGATAGTCCTGGACGACGAGTTCTATGAGTTCATCATCCGGTGCTATCGCCTTGATCCGGAGACAGGCCGGCGGATCTATCGACGGGCGTTCCTGTCGCGGGCAAAGGGCCGCGCGAAGAGCGAACTGGCCGGGATGCTGGTGTGCGCTGAGGCGCTGTTCGAGGTCCGGTTCGCTGGCTGGGACGCTCAAGGTGAACCTGTGGGGCGTCCCGTGCGGTCGCCGTTCATCCGCTGCCTGGCGACGGAGGAAGGCCAGTCAGGGAACACCTACGACAACGTATCTACGATGTTGGAGTACGTCGTTGAGAAGCACGGCGACGAGTTCCCGGGCATCGACATCGGGCGGTCGGCGCAGTCGTCGAGCCGAATCATCCTGCATCACCAAAAGGGCGAGATCACACCCTCGACGGCGTCGAGCGCATCCAAGGACGGTGGGAAAGAGACCTTCGCAGTCTTCGACGAGACCCACCTGTATGTGCTGCCGGAGCTTCGCCGGATGCACGAGGTCGTACGCCGGAACCTGCGCAAGCGGCGCGAGGCGGAGCCGTGGGGGCTGGAAACCTCGACCATGTACCAGCCGGGCCTTGATTCGGTCGCCGAGAAGACTCACGAGTACTGGAAGGCGATCGTCGAAGGCCGGGTCAAGGAGACCGGCCTGCTGTTCGACCATCGGCAGGCGCCGGACGGAACTGACCTGGGCGACCGCGATGAACTCCTCGACGGGCTTCGGGCCGCGTATGGGCCGGCAGCGGAGTGGATGGACCTGGACGGCATCGTTGCCGAGATTTGGGATCCGCAGTCCGACCCCGCGGACAGCCGCCGGTATTGGCTGAACCAGCCCACCGTGGCCGAGGACCAGCTCATTGATCCCGCCGAGTGGGCGTTGTGTGCCTCGCATGAGCGGCTGGTAGACGGCGACGACGTCACGCTGGGATTCGACGGCGGCAAGAGCGACGACGCGACAGCACTGGTGGCGATGCGCGTCTCGGACAGGCTCGTGCAGCCGATCGGGATCTGGGAGCGCCCCAGCGGGCCGCCCGGTGAAGGCTGGGAGGTCGACCGCCGAGAGGTCGATGACGTGGTCCGGAACACCTTCTCGCGGTACAACGTAGTCGGCTTCTTCGCTGACGTCGCCTTGTGGGAGCCGTACATCGACGAGTGGGCCGACGAGTACGGCCCGCAGCTCATTGTGAAGGCGTCCTCCAAGTCGCCGATTGGCTGGGACATGCGCGGACGACAGCAGACGCTGACGACAGCGACAGAGAGCCTCGTGACCTCCATCGTCGAAGCGAAGCTTCGCCACGCTGGAGACTCGGGTCTTACCCGTCACGTGCTGAACGCTCGACGTCGGCCGAACCGCTGGGGTGTGAGTTTCGCCAAGGCGTCACGTGATTCGCCGAACAAAGTAGACGGGTTCGCGGCCATGCAACTTGCGGACATGGCACGAACGGCACTGATCGCATCCCCGGACTGGCAGAAGCAAAAGACCAAGAAGCCGCGGACGGGTCGCGTCTACGGATTCAATTAGGGAGGGTGCGTGCTCAACCAGGAGCAGGCCGAGACAACGGTCCGCACCCTTCTGGAGTTGCGCCGGGTCGAGCAGGACCGGCTGGACGTGATCGCCGCGTACGTGCGGGGCGACCACAACAGCGTGTACGTGCCCAAGTCGGCGAGGGACGAGTACACGTGGCTGCGGAACCGGGCCAAGGTCAACATGATGCGGCTCGTCGTGACCGTGCTCGCACAGAACCTATACGTGGACGGCTACCGGCCAGCAGGGCTGGCGGAGAACTCGCAGGCATGGCGGTACTGGCAGGCGAACCGGATGGACGCCCGCCAGCACGGCATCCATCGGACTGCCCTCAAGTACGGGATCGGGTACAACCTGGTGTTGCCGGGTGAGCCCGTCCCGGTCATCACTCCGATGTCGCCGCGGCGCATGACGGCGTTCTA